CATTGGTGATGATGGGTTTTTAATTGCAATTAACGCGGCGTTTAAGGAACGTTATGGAGTAACCGCAGATGAATTTGAGGGAATCATTGCCGAGCGTGACACGCTGAAAAAGGCACTGGAATTGGCGTGTGAACATGACGAAAGCTTGAATTACGGAAGTACACCAGATGAACTTGTTGAACATTACATCAAGCAAGCGCAGGGGGGAAGAAATGAGCAGCATATTGCGTTGGCAGAACCGTAAAACCCGAAAGCCCCATAAATGTTTTGGATGTGGCAAAACATATCCGCCCAAAACGATGATGGTAAGCGCCGCTTATGCTGACGGTGGAACGGTACAAGATTGTTACTGGTGCGAAACGTGCGAAGAATATATGCGAAGATATTTTAAGTATGGTGACGAAACAGGAGAAAACGAAATCTTTGAAAACGATCCGGAGGGATGGAATGCTTTGAAAGCAGAATTGGAGGCACCCAATGCCAAATGAAATGAAAGAGCCTTGTAATAAATGCACAGTATTTGGAACTTATTATGAATATCCGTGTTATAACTGCATCCACAACCCGCACTCGCCAAAAGAGATATTGGAAGATTACCAGTCTGCAATATTCAAACAGAGAATTGACAGATTCACAGACTATAAATTTTCGGGTAAGGAGGCCAGTGGTCATGACAAATGAAATGAATCCGCAGGAGATTGTGGAAACCCTTAAAAAAATGGCTGACTATGAGCCAAAAAATATTCAGCACAACTTTTCTACTGGGCTAAACGAGTGGAAACAGCCAATGAATGTTCTTAGCAAATATGCGCTGGACAAAGCCGCCGTCGATGAACGCCGCATAGCAAATGGAGAGTTGGTGGAGGTGGTACACGAAACGCCGAGAAAAATAAAGCCTACCGACCCAAAGACGTTGTTTGAAAAGCAATGTTCCAGATGTGATTCTCTGTTGTTTGCTACGGATAATTTTTGCGGGAAGTGTGGCGCTCTGATGGATGGAAAGGACGGCGGGGAGAAATGAAAAAATCTGACTTCTGTAAAAGGTGCAGAATACATCTTGGAAAATCACAGTTTAATAAGTTTGCATGTACTACTTGTAAAAGGCCAAGAGGCACATATTATCCTAGCGCATTTATTAAAGCCGAAAAAATTGAAAAATGTTGCGGTAATTGCGCGGATTCGGTGAACTTCGCTGAACAGTATTTTAATGGAAAACCTGTAACCGAGCCACAATTGAGCCACATTAGAAAAAGATGCTGCTGTGGTGGAACGATCAGCTTAAAAGAGCACTGGAAAACAGACGGTACAAAATGCCGGAGATTCAAACCGAAAGGTGGGAAAACAAATGCCTAACATCTTATCTCGTTTAGAACTCGCCGCAAATACCAACCCAGCCGAAGCACCCAAATTATTACCGGAATTATTTAGGGCAGTGCATGAGGGGACGATCGTTGAGCTGCCATGCAAATCCGGAAATACGGTTTACATAAATATTTACTCAAAATTCGATATTCCAGAACGCAGAATAAACGAATTTGTTATCTCAAGATTTTATATATCGGGTTCAAATTACTTGTTTGCATTAGACAGTTCGGGTCACACACTGGACATGTCACTTATTGGAAAAACCGTATTTCTAACCCGTGAAGCTGCTGAGGGAAGATTGGAGAGTGAAACCCATGACATATAAATGCATAAATACTTTTTCTGTTCCAATGTTTGACGATGATGGAAACGAAACCGAAGGAGAAATGATTATTGAAGCAGACTCCGTGTGGAAACTAAATAACAATAATTACATTGACGGTGAAAACCATCTTGATAATGAGGAATCAGGAGAATGGCTAGAAATCAGCAATAAGAGTTTGCAACAAAACTTTGTATTGTTAGGCGGTGACACCGAATGAGCTTCTCCGAACGGCTATGTGAACTCATGAAAGAGCGCAGCCTAAATCAATCCGAATTTGCAAAAATCTACGGTGTGACAAGAATGACCATGTCAGCGTATATGAACGGAAGATTTACGCCTACCGTGCAAGGACTTTGTGATCTGGCGGATTACTTCCATGTTAGCACGGATTATTTGCTGGGGAGGATGGATACAAAATGAAGTTTCATATTGACACGGGAAGTAATATTTCAACCACTTGCACAGATTGTGGAAAGCATATTAAGAAAAATATTTATTCATTTAGCATTATGGATGAAGAAATATTCCATTGGTGGGTATTCTTTCATTGTTTGGCTAGACACAAAAAGGTAATTTGGAAATTCAAAACCTTTTTTAAAAAACTATTTGCGTTAACAATTTTGTTTGTTTTAACCATTATTATGGCACCTATCAAATTAATTTGCTTGCCATTTTGGGCAATATATGAATTTTTATGAAAGAGGTAGTAAAAATGAAATTTTATGAATTCAATGCATTCCCCTACTATGCGTTAATCGGAGCGGATTCCAAAAAAGAGGCTATTGAGGACTACAAAGAAGAAGTTTCTGACTTAGACGATGATAGTAAAGAACCAGATGAAATGACACATGATGAAGTACTAAAAAAGTTGCTTTCTACAAGTACCGGAAAAGATGACGATGCTCGAATTACAAAAGAGTTTGAACAAAACATTAAGCATCCCGAGCCGTATTTGATTTCGATTGATGGAAGTCTCATTTGATGAAGGAGGATGAGCAATGGCACAAAAATATATTGATTCGTTGGGAGAAATAGACCATGCGTGAGATTGCAATTTACATGAAAGTTTTTGGACTTGGCATTGATGAAAACGGAAATAAAGATTATGCCGGGGTGAAACTGAGCATGGGAGAGTTTAAGGAAGGCAGTGAAATCCCATACGAAGAATTGATTAAAAAGGTGCACATAGACGAGCTGCCTAAGATTTTGCACCTTGACGGTATTATCAAGTCAGAAGACATTGAAATCATTACACAGGAAGAATATGACCGAGATTATGGTGACGAGGACGACAGCCCCGAACTGTTAGGCGGTGGTGGTGAATGACTAATTCAATAGCCACATTCGGCATTGCAACAGAAGAATTTTGCAAAGCATTACAAAAAGTTATGAGTGCTATAACTACATTTATGGCAGAAATTGCAGAATTGATTTCCAAGGCAGGGAAAAAACATCCTAGAATTTTGTATCTTTCACTGCATGGCACAAAACGAGTGCGGAAGAAAAATATGAATCGGCTACTTAAATTGGGCAAGGAGGAATACAATGCCAAACAAGCGTGACATAAAACTTGATGAATATAAGATATCAAAATTTGCATATCGCGAACTTTCTAATTTCTGCCTTCAATATCCCGAAAAGATTAAAAATCTCAAAGACTTGCGCGACCCGCTAAAGGCTCAGCAATATTCTGATATGCCACATGGCAGCGGCGTAGGTGACCCCACAATGGAATCAGCAATAAGGGCGGCACAATTATCAAAGGATACTGAACTAATTGAGCAGACGGCGATAGAGACAGACACAGGCATATACCAGTACATAATCTTAGCCGTAACCGAACAGGGAGTTAACTACGAAATTTTAAAAGCGCTGAAAGGCATTCCATGTGGGAAAAATTATTTTTACACGCGGCGAAGATACTTCTTCTATTTGCTTGCTAAGAAAAAAGGGATGCTGTAAAAGATGGTGACCGCTAGGACATGCAAATGGCTTATACTGTCATTAGTGGAAATATATTAAACAGCCTACAAGAAGTTTTTCAACTCCTTTCATTTTTCTTTCCTCCTTTCTTAACGCGCCCCAATAATCCGATACTATACGCGGTGAGGGGCGCAATTATATGCTGACAAAATGGTTAATACCCAAATTGCTTAATTGCTTTTGGACACGGTTCGATTCCGTGGGTTAGCACCACATCCGCGCATGGAGAACTTAAGTACACGGTTTTCATCAATAAAGTGTGCGGATTTTTCTATGTTGACCGTCAGACAACAGTTTGGCAAAGGCGGAATAGCCGAGGTTGACACCAACGCATTATGTTGACAGGCCCATCTCAAACGAAGCGTTTAAATCGGTAGTTGATGGCGTTTTTGATTGATTATCGACAATATCAATTAGTTCCATGTTGACGTACTATAACGCCCGACTGACAGCCGAGAAAGCGCGGTACTTATGCTGCCAAGGTGTAAGAAGTTATGGGAAAAGGCAAAAATCACAAAATATAAATAAATTAGTGAGGGAGTGAAAGGCGGTGGCCGAAAACGATAAGCTGACAGACAAGCAAAGAAAATGGATTGACTATTTCAAACAAGGATTGACCGCTGCCGAAGCTGCTAAAAGAGCAGGATACAGAGGGAACAACCTTGATGTGATAGGTTCCCAAAACTTAACAAAACTTAGTAGCTACTTAACTGAGCGTGAAAAGGTGCTTGACACCTCACGCATAGCCGATATGCAAGAGATAAACGAATTTTGGACAAGGGTAGTCCGTGGAGAAGAAAAAGAGGAGCAGGGCATTTATAACCCAACTACGTGCAAGACTGAGTCGGTTGAGGTTAAACCCGCGCTAAGGGATAGGCTTAAGGCCGCAGAACTTAGGGCAAAGGTGCAAGGCGCGTTTATTGAGAACATCAACCACATGGGAAGTGTTGAAGTATGCAACCCATATGACGGGTTAACGTTAGAACAGTTGGAAAAGATGAGAACAGATGGAAATTCGTAATATTGCAGACTTCTTATTTTGGACAGCTTATGCACGTAAATCCTTTTGGGCTTTCTGCCAATTGATGGCGCCGGACTTCTACCAACCGAATAGGCCACACCTAAAGGAACTTTGCGAGGAATTGCAGAGTTTCTATTTTTCTGACTATGAGGTTGAAATAATAAATGAACCGCCCAGGCATGGAAAGTCAAGAACACTAAGTTTATTTACTCAATGGTTATACGGTCAGAGCCCAAAAGAAAAGGTTATGACCGGTTCATATAACGAAACCCTTTCAACCACATTTTCAAAGTCAGTAAGAAATGGGATAGGAACGCAGAAAGCGGAGCCACTAAAGATCGTCTATTCCGATATCTTCCCCGACGTAACAATACAGCGAGGGGATGCAGCGGCGAACTTGTGGAGCCTTGTAGGGCAGTACTCAAACTATCTTGCAACTTCTCCAACCGGTACCGCAACGGGTTTCGGATGTTCAATGCTGATAATCGATGATTTGATCAAAAACTCAACCGAAGCATACAATGAGAACCTTTTACAAGGGCAATGGGATTGGTTCACTAACACGATGCTGACCCGCCGTGAAAAAGGTGCAAAAATAATTATCGTAATGACTCGTTGGAGTTCATTGGACCTAGCAGGCAGAGCCATAGAACATTTTAAATCATCCGGGCAGAAGATTAGAACGCTAATTAAAAAAGCCCTACAAGACGACGGCACGATGCTTTGTAACGATATCCTTGACCGTAGAAGTTATGAGAATAACGTTATGGCTATGAGTGAGGAAATCGCAAGCGCCAATTATCAGCAAATACCGATTGACCTTAAAGGCCGATTATATCAGAAGTTCAAAACTTACGATATTATGCCGGAAGTCAAAAAGATTAAAGCATACATCGATACAGCAGACACCGGTGCGGATTATCTTTGCTCTATTGTGTATGGGGAT